AACTGTTACCGAAACTAATTGACGACGAAAATTATTATGATGCAAAAATGGCCGGTTATTGGATATGGGCGGCGTCTTGTTGGATAGGATCAGGATTAACCAGTATCGGCCAAATACCGCATTTGGGCGATGCTGGCAAGGGAGTGCATGCTATCGGCGGAATACCGCATGTGTCCCATGCTGGCAGGGGAGTGCATGCTCTCGGCAAAATACCGCATGTGTCCAATGCTGGCAAGGGAGTGCATGCTCTCGGCCAAATACCGCATTTGGTCAATGCTGGTGGGGGAGTGCATGCTCTCGGCCAAAGACCGCATGTGGCCAATGCTGGCATGGGAGTGCAAGGCTCATACAATACAAATATATACAAATGGTTTCGGGCATTGTGCGAAAGGTTACGATACGTCCGAGTGGTCTGTGGCGACTGGACACGAGTATGTGGCGGAAATTGGCAGGATAAGATAGGCTCGGTCGGCATATATTTTGACCCTCCGTATGCCGTGTCGAATAGATGCAATGTATATACAGAGGATTCTTTTACTATTGCCAACGATGTTAGAAAATGGGCGATTGACCGAGGGAAAATCCCGTCATATAAAATTGTCATATCAGGATATGAAGAGCACATGGAGCTTGTAGATAATCATGGATGGACTTGCACAAGTTGGTCAACGAGTGGTGGCTATGGGAAAACAGCCAAGAAAGACGATAGTGAACAACGGGGAATCAATAATCGACACAGGGAGTATTTATATTTTTCGCCTAATTGTAATAGGGGAGAACTCCAGGAGGAATTGTTTTGACCGACGCTGACCGGCTGGCTCATTATCTCGAACGCTGTCATCTCGGCAAATCTAAGGCTATAACCGCCGTCGCAATGGCACGAGAATCCAAATATAATTGGGAGCTGGTGTTTCTACGCGATGAATCAAGACCCGGTGATATTGTGTGGGCGCTATCTCATAAGCTGAGGGATGAGGGGATCCCTGTCTTATCTTGTGAGAGTGGATATTTCTACGCCAGGACTCGCGCAGAGGTTGAGGAATATAGGGAATCTTTGCGCCGCCGCGCAATGGCAATGCTGGAAACGTGCAAGGCCTTAGAAAGTTGCCTCGTAAACGATAATCCCCAGGGGAATTTTTTTGACTTGTAACACAGGAAAGTAGGAGGTATGTGATGAACGTATTCAAATGTCCGAAGTGCGGGGGCACAGAAACGAAGTGGTTGAGGGGGAAAGAGCCTGACTTGATTAAATGTCTGAATCCAAATTGTGGTCACGTATTCAGGGCGAGTGACAGGAGGGAAAAATGAAAATCACAATTCTTTTGCTAATCTGTCTCGCGCTCCCGTTCGGAGTGCAGGGGGGAGAAAGATATACGAATATTGTCAGCAACGAAGTCCATCCCACCGGTGACTGGACTTTTTGGCAAACCTCTGATTCAATGTTGTCGGATTCGATCACTCTCCGTCAATACCGTGTGATTAAGGAGTGGTGCGATACGGCGTGGGTTGACACTGTATATGTTGTTCCATCCCTCAGGGGATGCAAGGAAACTTACATCCATTATGGAGACCTGTTCGGGTATCGTTTTGTTGGTGAGGACTTCCCGTTTTTTATTTATGAAAAAATAAGGGTGAAGTGTTGTCGAGACACACTTTGGGTTGACAAAATACCCGTTTACATGACGCCGGAGGAACAGGAGGAATGGAATCGGTTTGAGCAACTAAGGGGTGCGGGATTGCTCTGGATTGAAGATGAGCGATATGGAGGCTGGCAGGAATGGAGGCGGCCATAATGGGTAGAGGAACAGATAAATATGGAGTGGCCGGTGACCTGCCTCATCCCTGGACCGCTGATGTCAGGCGGGAATATCAGCGAAGGGTGAACAGGATTAAACAAGCACAGAGGCCAAAAAAGGAGCGCGTCCCGAAACCACGAGCAGACAAATACGGCATCATGGCGAAAATCCCGGAGAAGCTGAGGGGAACAAAGAAGGGCAAGGCCATGTATCTCGCCCTGTATTACAAGGCAAACAAGAAAAAGGCAAAGGACTATCAGATCGAATACAAGGGCAAGCACCGTCGGGGTCCAAAGCCAGAAACAACTGCATCGGCAAATTTTATATGTCCCCGACAGAAGCGTGTAGAGGTTTACAACGGTCGGGACTTACAGGAAAAAAGCGGAACACACTTAGTTAGGGCTTTGTCCGACATACTGGCTGGCCACAGAGGGTTTGCAGGGGTAGGACATTAACCACAGGAGGAGAAATGATAACGATTAGAGAGAAAAAAGGGCTGTATCGCATGGTATTAATCTCACGGGGCAGGGAATACGATTTACATCCGGCAGACTCACCTGCCACCTTTGCGACCCCACATGGGGCGACAGCCAGGGCTTTGTCGATCGCTAAAGATATAGGGACTCCATATATCCCCATGAAACGCAACACGTAAAGGATAGCCCATGATGATACGCGGCCCTCCGGGGAAGGAAAAGCCTTAACGTAATTTATGATAACGCTAAAACTTATGAATCTGTTAATTTTCGCTTGGTGTAAACTGAAGACGCTAAACTAATCAACAACGGAGGAACTGCTTATAGGGTGATTGTGGGGTTATTGGCTACACTGGCCGGGTGGAAATAAATTCGCCCGGCTTTAATTTTATCTTGACAGAATATAGGGAAAGATGTAGGGTTGAGTAGAATACTGGAGGTGGGAATGGTTGGCGGCGAGAAATAATGTATGCGTAGCCCAAGAAGGATTTAGAAGGATTGACAAATGGAGCGGATAATTGATAGGCGGCCCAAGTTGAGAAGCAATCATAAGGAGTTGATATTTAAGTGTTTGGGCGAGTTTATGACCTTACAGGCGGCCGCTGACAAGGTTAAAGAGGTCTTTGGTATTGAAATAACCGAGCAGGCTGTCGATCATTACAAGAAGAAATACCCCGAAAAAGTAACCGCCGCGCGTGAGGAATACGGCAGGGACTTACTCCGCTTCCCCATTGCCAATAAGGTCTGGCGGCTTGAGAAGTTACAGAAGATATTCAATGAGGCAACTGACTATAAAACTATCCTGAAGGCTTTGGCACAGGCCAGAATCGAAATAGGAGAGGACGTTGAAAAACTTTCAGAAGCTATTCGCAATAGCGGTGGCAGGACTTTTAATTTTGACCTTGGGAAGTTACCAGAAGGCGACCGCGAAAATATCAGGGACCAGTTCGGAGCTTTCTTCGCCGGAGAAACTGAATCCAGCGGGCGAATTGATTTATCAAGAATGCCCTGAGTATCTCTTCGCTACCGTCTTTCATCGCAATACGCTGAACCAGCGCATGGATTATGCCTCCCGTGGCAGGCGATTCATGGTTCCAATCTATAAAGACCCTGCACCACACAAGGTTATTCAGAAATGTGTCCAATGGGGAGGGACCGAATACGCCATTTGTTGGGCCTTTGCGAGGGCACATAGGGGATTGTCCGGGGTATACGTCCTACCTACCAAGGTTGTTCGAGATCAATTTGTGGCGAACCGGATCAATGGACTGTTAGACCGGGCACCGTGGTATAAGGCTCAGGTTGGTCGCACGGACGCGACTATCCTGAAGCAATTCGGCGCCGGCGTCCTGAAGTTCTTGGGTTCAAATGTCGCAACTGACTTTACCGAATTCCCTGCTCAATTCTATATCGTAGATGAACTTGACCGCTGTGACCTTGGAGATATGAATAGGTCTCATTACGGCCTTAAAATGCTTGAAGATAGAACCTCATCCACACATCTCCTAACCGGGAAAGTCGCGGAATGGATTAAACTGTCCAATCCGACGATTGCAGGATACGGGATAAGCCTTGAATATCAAAAATCGTCTCGCGCCCAGTGGTTTGTCCCGTGTCCACATTGTGGTGAGAAGCAACCACTTGACTGGTTTGGTGGAGTGGTTGAACAGACCGATGACAACGGTTATGAATTAAAGTCCCATACACATAGTCCCTCCATAGGTGGCGGTGTAGATATCCTATGCCGCCACTGCAATAAAGCCCTGGACAGGCTGGCAGACGGTGAATGGGTGCATGAATTCCCTAATCGGGATGTCTCTGGATATCACATATCAAAGATGTTCACAGCTCAGACTACTTTAGATGCGATGTGGGCAAGCTTCCAGAACTGCCTATCCAATCCAACCGAAAAGCAATGGTTTTATAATTCTGAATTGGGCATCCCATATTCCGGTGATGGTGACAAATTAACATTTGGAGATTTCGATAAATGTATCTCTGATTACGCACTCCCCAAGAGAGCCACGGGTGCGGTTGCTGGGGTCGATGTCGGCGGCGTTCTTCATGTTCGGATTGACATGCTAAGAGGGGGGAAACGTCGTCTTGTCCATGCCGGCATCGTCCCCACCTGGAACGAACTTGAGCGGCTGTTCAAATTATATGGAGTAACCACTTTCGTGGTTGATGCCATGCCAGAGATGCACTTGGCGAGGAAGTTTGTCCATGACCATCCGGGCGGGTTCGTCTGTGACTTCTCTCAGCCTACGAGTGTTGTTGAGACGAAAATTGATCGACGGGATAGGAAGATTAAAGGCAACCGGACGGCAATGTGCGATCAGATGGTTGCCGCATACCTCGACCAGCTGATTGAACTGCCGTCCGACTACCGGGGGCTTGATCGTGGAGACTGGACGAAACAGATGATGGCGCCAACAAGAATTCTTGACGCTTCAAGGAAACCCCCTTGCTTCATCTGGGACGAGGGGGCACTTCCCGATCATCATTTCTTTGCAGACGTATACAGTCACCAAGCGGCACTGATAAGAGGGTTTGCCCAGAAAGCATACGGAGGGGAATGGGCGTGATAATCATTGACGTGAAAGCCATCAATTCCAATCATGATGTTAATATTAGATATCAATCCAATGTGGTGTATGATGCAGATAAGCGTGAGGCAAAAATACTCATAACGAAGACTATTAGCCAGAAATTGTGTGATACAATAGTAGACCGTATAGTTTACAGTAAATATGGCGATGCTAAGAATGTTGTATTGAAGGCCGTTAATGATGCCATGACGAGAGTTCTAACCAATGATATGATCCGTGAGGGCATATCAACCGAGAAGGAAACGAGTTTGATGGTTGAGCCTTAGGGGGAGATTGCAGAATTGGCTGGTTCCCGATTTAGAGGAACTCAAGAAAAAGGCACGGGAATTCCAGCTTGCCAAAGATTCCGATCTATCGGGGAATTCCATTCCTCAAAAAGACGACGTTGACGCTTACGCCAAATCCGAGCGGGCGGATTCCAATGTCGCCACAGCAATCAGAATCTATTCCTCAGCCATCTCGTGGCTTCCGCTTGAAGTCTATCAGGTAGTAGATACCGGGGACAAAAGGGAGTATATTCCAGACCCCGACCACGAGGCTAATCAACTCATAAGAAAACCGAACCCCTTCCTGTCAACCCCCGAACTAAAGAAATTCATATCCGCCTCTATCGTATTGACCGGCAATTCCTTTGTGCTAATCCAGAAGGACATAAATACCGAACTGTGGCCCGTTCCTTCCCACCGGGTTGAATTACTCTGGAATAAGGGTGGAAAGGAATTCGACGGCTATGTGATAGACAAAAACACCAACAACGAATTTAAGGTCGAATACAACGAGATGATTCATATCCGGGATATGAACTACAACAATCCCTTTTATGGTCAATCCGGGATTAAGCCAATTCAGCGCCTGATATTAATGGACTACTACGCAGAGGTTTACAATAAAACATTCTTCAAGGATGGATGTTCCATTGCGGGGATATTCTCACCAGAGTTTGAGATAACACCAGACCAGGCAAAGCAGATACGGAAAGCGATAGACACCCAGCACAAGGGGTATGAGCGGGTTGGTAAAATCTTCATCCCTCCGGTTCCCGGGAAGCTGGGGCAGTTCTCCACTAATCATAAGGATATTGCCTTTGGTGAGATGTCTAACTCCAACAGGGAGAAGATATTCTCCGTCCTTGGCATTCCGCCGTCTGTTGCGGGGATATACCGATATGCCAACTATGCTAATGCTCAGGTGCAGGAACAAAGCCTCTGGCGCCATGCCCTGAAGCCACACGCCAATCTAATAGCTGACGGTTTCACCCGACAGGTAATGCACACGCTTTATGATGATGACCACGTCTTTGCTTTCTGTTATGACGACGTAGAGGCACTTCAGCAGGATCAGGAAAAGCAGGCCAACAAATTACGCAATTTGGTCTCTGGTGGAATAGTGACCGCGAATGAGGCCAGGTTAGAGCTTGGGTATCGCGAATCTGATGACCCTTCTGCCAATGAATTGAAATCGGGCGGCGGGATGTTTAGCATGCCACAAGATGAGGGGGAGGAGAAAACTGGAATTTCTCGGCCGGTTTTGCATAGGGATGCGACTCCCCCAAATTATAAAGAGTGGAAATCATTTGATAATTTTCTGACTGGTAAAGAGAAGAGGTATCTCAAGATAGTCAAAGCCTTCTTCAACGAGCAGAGAGAGCGCGTTCTTGAAAAGTTAAAGGCCGTCACAGCCAATGGCATGATGTATAATTCGGGCCTGTTGAGTATCCATAGGTGGGCAATTAAGGACAAGCCCCCCCCTGACGACCCGGGCGGCCTGTTTGATATTGATGATGAGGATATTGTTCTCTCAGATACAATTACCCCGTTCATTCGAGAAGTCATCCACGACTCAGGTCAGAAGGTCGCGGCAGATTACGGGTTTGATATGGTGTTCAACGTATCGAACCCGGATGTCCAGATGGAAATCATTTCCATGATTAACAAGTCAAAGAAAATAAATGAAACTACATATAGCGCAATCAAAAATGTATTGGAGGAAGCCTATGCTAATGAATGGTCCCTGAGTAAAGTAGAGACCGAATTGACAACGATGTTTAAAGACTTCACATTTTCCCGCTCTGAAATGATAGCCAGGACAGAAATGTTGCGAGCTGTCAACGGCGGGACGATGCAGGGTTACACTCAGGCGGGAGTAGAAAAGAAAGAATGGCTGGCGTCCCTCGATGGAAGCACCAGGGATACCCATGCTAATCTTGATGGTGAGCAGGTTCGTGTAAGTGAGCCGTTCACCAGGGGGTCGGTGCCAATGAGATATCCGGGCGACCCGAGCGCTCCACCTGAGGAAGTAATTAACTGCAGATGCACTTTGATGCCAGTAAAGGGGGTTACGGAATGAAACGTATTTATATTTTAATCATGGCCTTGATGGTTATCGCCATGGCACTTCCGTCGGTCGCGGGCGAGAAGCCCAAGGGACAGAAAATGTCCTCATCCAGCAAGTGTCTGTATACCATATCAGCATTGGCAACCAAACGCGACACCACTACCCTGTGGACGATGAGGGGGGTTGAGAATTACAGCAATCTCATCGGACGTGTCAGGGCTGGATACTACACTTCAACTCTGGCGGCCTTAACGGGATGTGATACGACGAAAGACACTATTTATATATCAATCCTTACGGGGTCGTCTAATACCGCGTTTAACGACACCACCATCTGGACCGATACCATCGTTCCGGTGGATTCCGACTATCAGATAGTAGAGTTCGACATTAGTGACTCGCTATATTATGAGTATGTCTATTTTTATATCATAACGAATGTCAATGATGCCGCTCCGGTCGGAACCACCCTGACGTATGAAGTCACAGCCGAATTGTATGCACGATAACTTACCGAGAAGGAATCGAGTTAATGGGTGGAGAAGAAATATAGAATAGGACCCGAATTCGAGAAGGCGGAGAGCAAGTCTCCGCATACCATCTTGACTATCTCGGGATGGGCGTCTACGGATGATGTCGATTCCTATAATGAAATAGTCCGCCCACAGGCGTTCCTTTCATCCCAAGAATCGTTCATGCAACATCCGCTCCTGCTTTTTGGTCACGATTGGTGGTCAAAGCCGATTGGCAAAGTCACCCAATTCCAAATTAGAGAACATGGCCTCTGGATAGAGGCTGAGATTGCTGATACTACAGAGGGTCGAGACATTAAAGCCCTCATAGAATTTGGCATACTCAAGGCGTTTTCGATCGGGTTCATGCTCAAGGAAATGAAAACCTCCGACAAGGAGCCAGACGAAATACTTGACATGACCCTGCTTGAAATCTCCGTTGTCAATGTTCCCGCTGACCGGGAAGCGCTGAT